AGCGGACAGTCTCATCCAATGATAGATCATAGGATCAAGAGTAGCCTTCACAATACCTGTGCCGTATCCATAATATGGAGTAGCCCAAGAAGAAGCGGCATTGTGCAACACCTTCTGAATATAACCATATTCAGCCAGTTCCATTTGATAAGCTGCGTCATTGATCAGATCGGCCATTTGCACAGTACCATTACGCAGTTCCACAAAGTTGATCACAGGACGAGCAGAAACGCTCAGAGTGTCCAGGGTTAGCGCTTTGTTGGTTACTTTGCTGCGGGCAGTTGTTGCGCCCTTGGCTTGAATGAAAGCACGGATGCCTTCTCGCTTTACTTTGAATTGCGCTTTATCGCCTTCGCCAACACGCTTTACATCGGCCACGTTATCCAGCCAGTTGGTGCGAGGACGAAGAATCTCGTTAACGGCAAAACCAACCAATTGCCCGATCTGATATTTGTTGTTTGGAGTTGGATTAGAAGCCTAATCTTTAATTACGTTTGCTGCTTCTTCAGCAACTTGGGAATCAACTCGTTCACCTTTGGCTTGTGCAACCATAACGGGAACAATCTTAGAATCCTTATAAATTTCGATAGCCATTATCATTCACCTCATATTCTCAAAACATCAATTAAGATGATTTCTTAGCAACAGATCCACCGACGGCGGGTTTCACAGTATCGCCAACAGAAACAGCGGCATACACAGTGCTGTCCACGGTCATGATCAATTGTTCACCAATCAAAGGACGATGCATACGCACATAGTCACCCACCTTGCAGGTATAGGTTGCTCCGTCCCAAGTAGGATCATTTTCCATCTCGCCCAAATCGTTTTCCACAAAATAGTGTTCCTTGTCACCGGCGATCACGACATCCAGAACCTATGCAGGCAGTCCCCACAAAGTAGTCTTTTCCACAACACGAAGTTCCATATCACCGGCTGCGGTAATTGCCACAACACCGTTTGCGCCGATTTCGGCAAAAATTCCATTAGCCAGTGCAGCGTAAGCCTGGTTAGCTCCATTGTACACATAACCATTCAATTTTCTCATATATCCAGCCATGTTCTTTCTCCTCCAATTCATTTGATGCGATCAAGCAGATCGCCATATTTTCCTGAAATTTCAATATCAACAAAACTTGCCATTGTCATTTCTGGTTTTTGAATTTCATTTTTAGCCTCAGCATTTGTCATTGCCATATCAGCAATCGCTTCATAGTTGAGTTCTGCAACAGCCGCAGCCACCGCAGCATCTTCAACATCCAATCCTTGTTTGGCGGCAAAAGCCTTAGCCTTTTCTTGTTTGGCTTGAAGCTCCGCAAGGGCCTGTGCTTCTTTGATTTGCTTCTATTCAGCTTCCGCCACTTCCAATTCAGCAACACGAGCTTTTAATTCTGCAATCACTTGATCACGTTCGTCCTCTTGCTTTTCTTCTGCAATAACAGGTCCGGGCGCAGCCTGTGGCTCAGGATCTACCGTTTCAACTACGGTGTGCTCTGTTGTTACTGCATGATAAGTTTTACCGTCAAACTCATCATAATTTACAGATTCACGAACTTCGATAGATTCATGTACCACTTCTGCTTCCGCAGTTTCAGCGGTAGATACTTCCTCTTTTTCTTCTTTGGGTTCCTCAAGGTTTTCTTCCTGAGTTTCCGCAATAACTTCCTCAGTTACCTTTTCTTCATCATTAGGCATTGTTCCATTCACCTCATTCGCATTGGTTTGCTCTCCAGCTTCCGCCACCATATCCAAAGCATTTGCATCTGGACAAGCAGGGACAGAAACGATTGCCATGCCAGTCAAAGTATTTCCTTCACCAACATCCACAAACCTAATGCCATCTTTTATTACCACATTATTTGGATTATACTTTACTTCAAATGAAACATTCTATTGCTTCATTTCATAAAGCTCTTGAACTCTTTCACAAATATCTATTTCCCGTTTCGGAACTCTTGCTTCACCATATAACGATACAACGCCTTGATTATTAACTTCGGAATAGAAATGAACCATTCCGCCAATTTGTACAGTATTAAATCTTTTTGTTATAGGATTATATTTGTGAGTAAGATTTTGATATTGCTTTGCAAGTAATGCAGGAACATCGACATACAGTGGAAGTGCTTCGTACTTGTCCGCGTTGTTGATAATGTCCGAAATAAACGCAGCAGTAACGCCTTCTCTGTTAAGATTCCCCTGGTTATCGCAAAGCTTAAAAGTAATCAAGAGAAAGATGTCATTACTTCGTTTTGCGTCAATCGTTACCTCTTCGGCCAAGAGCACAACCCTGTTTTCGTTCTCCATGCCGATCATCCTTTCTCAACACTTACAATGTAGGAGGACAAAGTTTATGTTGAGTTTAATATATATGAAGGAGCTCATTGGCCCCGTTCATTGTTTATGTTTGTTCTTCTGATCCTTCCGGGTTTGATCCTTTAGGTTGCCGTCCAGTTACTGACTTGGCTGGATCGCTATGTCTTTCAGAATCATCTAATGTGGGTCTTCCAGTTTTCGCTTCATCTCCGCCGCTTTTTTCTTCAGTAGTCGCGTTAGACGCAGGAGGCACTAATACATCGTTAATACCTTTTTGTTCTTCTGCTTTACGGCGTTCCACTTCTTGTCCCATATCATACCCATAGGTCTGAAGCAGTGTTTCATTAGATACCATTCCCTTTTCCCATAGCTTGAGGCATGCATCCTGAAATGCTTTGGAACCGCTCAAATCCACAGGAGGAAAGGTAAAGCGAGGGATATTTTCGTCAGAACTATGCGGCAGATAAGAAGCGCCGTTAAGCCGCTTGTTAATCTTATCCATCATCTCGCAGAAATTGTCTTTTGCTTGCTTAATTCTCTATGCCGCAGTTTGCATACTAATTTGAGCGCTTGCAAACGTTGACCCGTCCTCAGAACGCCCGGATACAATAATTCCGCTGATTCCACCAGCAGAGAGAATGTCGGAATTAACGCCTTTGTACTTATCATATTCAAACACATCATCCGTCTTAGGCTGAATCACTTCTGCTTCACACCAATTATTTGTTACAGCTAAAGCGCTCCCCGTCATGGCGTTCATGAAAATGTTGGAAACCTGTCTTAATGCGTTAATATCAGGAATAACTTCATTCTTTGGATCTCCATATCTTACATGTACAAAAGCATGAGCTCCTAAAATCAGCAGCGCATTTTCCCAATTGGAAATAAGTTCTTTCTTAGAAAATGCTTTTAAACAAGAGGCTATCATCGGAACCGCATATCGCATCCAATCCTCTTTTACGTCTTGAAGAACAAAAGTATTAGCTGGATTCTACTGAACCCATTCCTTTCCTTCATTCAAAGCATCTGTCACTTCTTTGGGAAAGCCCTGCAAACGAACTTTCAGATCTTCGTCTTCTAACCAGGGCTTCATGGCCTTTTGCCCTTTTCGTTTCAAGTCATCTCGAATAGAACGGCAATTCATTTCGATCACCGGCTCGCCATTTACCATCACGTTAGAAATCCGCACCTAATGAACAGGAAGCGTAATTATTGATCCGTCATCCATCAAATAAACGTAAACATTTCCGTATTTATAATACTGAAGAAAAATACTCTCCATTTTATCCCGCAGATGAATACGCTTATAGTAATCCAAGTATTTTTGTTTTACCTTTTCGTTTGCACCAACCAATCTAAAAGGCTCCGCAATGCTGAACGGTGTATATACCTCTTTGATAATACCGCGATAAATTGGATCAGCATCAACAAAATAATCGCTCAACTCAAAAAGCCGGTTAATATTATCTTGCTTATTCCGCTAAATTGTATCATAACTATAAGAAGCAAGATCACCTGTGAAAGTTATATTTTTATCATTAAAGGTGATTGTTACTTCTTTACTGCTGTTGTCTGCACCAACCGCAATTTCTCGGTGAGGGGTAGTATTCTGCACAAGCTGTTGTTGTTTTGCTCCAAACAACCGGTCAAATATGCCCACTTCAATCACCTCCTTATATTTTTATCACCACGCCAATACACATGGAATTGGCGGCTTGAATATACTTCCGCTTTCTCTGCTCCTCAATTTCACTAATATATTTAAGAGCCATCCCCAAAGCGGAATATCTATCTTTATGCTGCGTAGATTTTGCTACATCATATACGATGGAACCAGACCCAGTTTCCTTGGCAACGATATTTCCCATTTCAATTTGAAGCATATCAGCCTCAATAAAAACAGCTTTCTCTTCCTTTGTCAGTTTCTTCAATGCTTCATCCACATCATCATCGTCCCAGGCAATTCGATTGTCCAAAATAAACCGGGAGCTAATCGGAAGCTCTATTGCTTGTTGCTCTAAAGCAATCGTAGTAGCACTCACCATCTGATGATTCAGTGTATTATTTGCAATCACTGGGCGAAGCAACGGCACCGCATTATGGATCAAAGAATGATCATCGTCAGATACTAACGGTGGATACTCCTTATTGGTTTCTGGGTCAATCCAAGGCTGTGAAAGAAAAGCAGGAAACGCATCGCCAAGGCCACGGCAGTCCACAACAATCTTCGATGTGTTAGGAAACTTTACCAGTAACTTTCTTACTTCAGTTGCCAACGCATCCAGCCGCTTACCATGATATGATTGAATAAATACCAGCTTCTTTATATAAGATCCATTCTCACATTCAATCTATTTAATAATCACAATCACGGCATTATCAGCATGTTTCGAGCTGGAAGTCGCTAAGTCAACCCCCATCACATATTCTGCCGTACTCTTGGACGGCATAGATGTTTCCACGTCTTTCAATGTTCTGCATTTCTCTGTCAATTCATACGGGAATACACTACCATTTTCTGCTCCCTAAAATTCGCTGCCATATTCCATAGCAAACTTACTTTCAGGCATTGTTCGTTTCTCTTCTTCAAAGAAGCTCATTGGTGTTATGCCTACTCGCGCAGCAGCTTTATAATCCAGCGTACACGCAAAACAATTTGTTTCCCCTTTTGCAATCTACCTTAGTGTATCAACAAAAGCTTCATAAAAATAATTACTCTTCAAACATGCGGATGTAATAGAGATCATCTTTGAAGGATAATCTGGGAACTCTTTCTCAACACATACTCCTCGTGTTGTGTTACGAACGGGCTTTGCTATAGCTTCTAAGTCATCCTTTTTTACTTCTGGAGCCTCGTCAATTACAATTATCTTTGCACGGTTTCCACGGAAAGTTCCAATTGAATATGACTCAATTTCCGACCCATTCTTTAATTTACATTTTCCTTTGCTGCGGTTTAATTGAACGGCCGCATGACCATTCGTATCAATTTCCCGTAGAATATCAGGATACTTTGTAAAATATGTGTCAATCTTTTTAGGAACTAAAGTAGCTTGTTCTGCCGTTCCACTTATTACTGCGATTAAACTTCCTGGGTACAAAACGCCCATAGCCTAACAACATACGGCAGTAAGCCATGTTTTTCCAAACCCACGACTTTGCACGAAATATATCGTATCGCAGTTACCAAACATACGGGCTTCAACCTTCTGAACGTCCTTCAATTTAATACCAAAGTATTCTTCAATAAAGACATCCAGATGCGTTCTCCAGTACCATATTTGCTCGACCCATAGTCTTGTATTTTTGATCTCTCTAATTTGTGATGCTTTATTTACCGCCATCACTATTGTCCTTCAATTCCAACAGAATGCAATGTTTTACGAAAATCTTTAATAATCTTATCAACATCGTCTTCTGGAAATGTAAAACCATTTGTCTTCTATTCACCAGCAACTTCGAGGCGCATAATAATTTCTCCCTAAGATCCCATGCCAGAAGCCTCCCCTGGTTTTCTTC